TTAGATAATACATGGAATATAACGGAAACTATACTACAATGGGCGACCGTTTAGGAATTGATAGAGTAACCGTAACAATAAAGGTTAAAGAAATAATAGAGAAATGCAAGAAATTAAGATAATACTAATAACTATATCATTTATATTAATATGGGTGGACTCGATACCGACATTCCCTATAAGGATTGTTAAACGTATAAGAATGAAACTTAATTTTAAGCCGTTTAATTGTACAAATTGTCTTGCGTTTTGGATAGGGTTAATTCTTGCGGTGGTGTTCTTAGAGCCGATTTATTTAGCAATGCCGTTATTTACAAAAGCAGTAGAGAATAATATTTATTAAAAAATTACATTATAATATACAAGATTATGGAAAAGAAAGAACCAAACAAAAATACAGTTGAGTTAATAAGTAGATTGATAGCCTTAGCAATTGGTGGAGGTTTTATTTATTGGATGTTTACATTAATTAACTTTTAAGATGAGTTATTTAGAAGAAATAGAACCATATTACGAGCGTATTAAGTTACAACAGTCGGGAGGCGGTGGAATACGTAATAGAGAAATGATGCTTGAAATAGCTAATATACATTTTAAATACATTCATTCTAAAGACTTTAAAACTATCGCCGACATAGGGTGTAGAGTTTGCGTCACTAGAATGATGAACCAGTTAGTAGGGTTGTATAATACAGAGGTAAAAAAGCAAGGGGATAAAATGACATTCCCCAAGCAAGAAAAACCGTGTCCGACTATTGACGTAACAAAACTATCTTGGGGTAAGTTTAAGACTTATTGTAAAGGTAAAGGATTATCCGTAAAGGGTAAGAGTAAGAAAGAACTATTAAAAGAATTAGGACTATGACCGAGACGCTAATAATACAAGAGTCTTATCCAGTTGCGGGCTACCCTAATTTAAAACTAGCCTTAAACCGTAGAGAGTTGATACAAAGAAAAAGAAAGAAGATTAAAAACACAACTAACTACAACGGTAAGCGAATAAACATTAATAGTATTGATTTGGATATTAAGTTTAATAATGTGAATAGAGAATGGCGATTAACGGGACGAGTAAAAATAACTTATAGTAATTATGGACGATAAAGAGGAAGTAAAAGACGTATTTAATAATATGGTGTTAGCTTATCTAGGTGGTAAGTTAGGCGTTAAAGTTGGAGAGGGTATGATAGTAGAACCAGAGGACGCAAAAGAGGCTAAAGAGTGGGTTAAGCAATTTATGGGAGTATGAAGAAACTAACCCCGAAACAAGAGAAATTTTGCCAACTTTATGTAGAGTTAGGAAACGCAAGTGATGCGTATAGGGGGAGTTATGACGTTAAGCCAGACACTAAGGAAACGACAATACATAGCAAGGCTTATAGTTTGCGTACACAATATGAGTTAAGTATTAGGATAGACGAAATTAGGGAGAACCTTAAACAATCAAACAAAGTAACCCGTGACGACATAGTGCAAGGGCATAAAAAGATTATTAAGGCTTGGGAAGATTTATGGGAGTTAGGAGAGAAAGAAGAGTTAACACCAAACGAACAAAAGAGATTTTACCTACTTAAAGAAATGGTTAAGGGGTCGGATTACAACAAGGCTTATTCGGAGATTAGTAAACTAACGGGAGCATATGAACCCGACAAAGTAGAGATAAAAGATACAACTTATAAAACGAGTTGGGGGAGTGAATGAACATAACACTATACACACCACACACAAAGCAATTAGAGATACATAACGCTATTGAATCCGATAGTAAGTATTTTGTTGTGTCTATTGGTAGGCAGTTCGGCAAAACATTAATGGGGGAAAACCAAGCGTTAAAATGGTGTATAGATAATAACCGTTGGAAAGTTGGTTGGATTAGTCCTACATACAAACAATGTAAGAAAGTATTTAAAGAGATGGTTCGGGCGTTGGGTAAGTTCCCAATGTATGAGAAAGCACCAAATCACTCCGACTTAGTGATATATTTTAAGAATGGGAGTGAATTAGTATTTTATTCTGCCGAGGCTTACGACTCAATAAGGGGTGAAACGTTTGACGCAATCGTAGGGGATGAGGTAGCTTTTTGGAAGCGTGAAGCATGGACGGAAGTTATTAAAGCTACCCTACTGGTAAGAGGTAAGAAAGCGTTATTATTATCCACACCTAAAGGGCGTAATTTGTTTTACGAGTTGTTTAACCAACAACATAATAATAATCAATACCAATCATTTTACGGCACTTCTTACGATAATCCTTATATTGATGTGTCAGAGATAGAGGACGCAAAACAAACACTACCCGACCACATATTTAGGCAAGAGTATTTAGCTGAGTTCTTAGAGGATAGTGGTACGTTATTTATTAATATACCCGAATCCGTTTTAAAGGCTTCTAAGACAACTAACTTATTCGCTGGTATTGATTTAGGTCGAGCAGACGATTACACCGTGTTAACTATTGTAAATGATAAAAACCAAGAGGTTTATTGTAATAGGTGGAGGCATATGGAGTGGAGTAAGATAATATCTAATATCGTAGTGCAGTTAAATATATTTAAACCTTACACACTTATAGAAACTAATGGAGCACAAGACGCAATCTACGAGCAAATAAGAAATAAGGTTAATTTTTCTAAGTCTAAAGTTCAGCCGTTTATAACTACTAATAAATCAAAGCAAATAATTATAGAAGATTTAATAGTTGGGTTTGAAGAATTAGATTTGAGTATCATAGGGGAAGATTGGCAAATAGCCGAATTACAAACATTTACTTATGAATACAACACTAAGACAAGAAATATTAAATATTCTGCCCCTACTGGCTTACACGATGATTATATTATGAGTAGAGCAATCGCAACACACGCCCAAAAAACTATGAAGAAAAGAGGGGTTTATAATATTATTTAAAAATAAATCATTTTTTTCATTGCCAGTTATAATATATTATATATATTTGTACCAGAAACAAAAACAAAATATTATGAATACTATAAAATTTGCAACATTAACTGGTAACTTTACTAATACATTAACTGGTAGAGGGAATTGTTCTACTGGGGTAGCAACTATAAACGGCGAGTTGTTTGGTTTTCTACCTAACGAGTCTAAACCTTATCAACCATTAGGGGGTAGAAAAGTGTTAAAGTCTTTAATAGATGTATTAGTTTTTAAACCTTATAATTATGGAGTTGAGGTTAATATTAAAATAGGTAGAAAATTATAATTATGAAATATGCTATAAAAGTATTAGAAGACGAAAAGTTAAGTGTAGAGTTAGCTTTAAAGGGTTGGAATAGTGCTGAATACAAAGAAGCTTTTAAAGAGCGTGAAAGACGTTTAAATGACTTAAATAAGGCTTTAAAAATAATATTAGAAAAGAATAATGAGAAAGTGGTGGTTAATAAATAAACTAAGAAAAGAATTGAACTCTTTTATTAATAATATTATTGACTAATTATAAAAAACTAACTAGTAAAGGGTCTAGTTAATAAGCCACCGCCGTTAATAGGGTTAGGGTTGCTCCCTAAATGCATAGGTTTGCACGGTGGTTTATATTGTAAATAAAAATTAAATAAATATAATTACATTATTATTTTATGACGTGGAACGATATTACAGTTGAGCAATATAGTAAACTTTACCCAACCTTAAAAACGGAGGGTATGAGCGATTTAGAGTTAATAGATAATGCTATCTTACAAATGAGTATTATCAAACGTATTACAATTGACGAGGCGCAATATACAACGACTAAAGAGGTTAAGGAAATACAAGACTTTTTAAAGTCTAAACTACCTACTAAAATTCATAGGTTCTGGAAGTCTAACGGAATTAGATACGAGTTTAATATTAACGCCGAGAGAATTAAGGCGGGTGGTTATATTGGTATAATGAACGGAGTAAAAGACGACCCTATACAAAACTTACACCTTAACTTATTTAATATGTGTAAACCCGTTAAATTAGGTTTAAGCGGATGGAAACCATACGAGTTTAAACAGTATGAGGTTACGGAACGAATAGAGGAGCTTAAACAGATGCCAATTAGTGTGGCTTATCCTATTGCGGTTTTTTTTTTGAATCTCTCAAAAAACTTAACAAAAAATATGCCCGACTATTTGAGCGAACAGATGACGAAAATGACGAGCAAACTAGACGAGATAAAAGCGGATTTAGTAAATGGGGATGGGCAATAACGATAGACGGCTTAACGAATGGTCAACCACATTTAGCAAATAATTATTATGATATGCCAGTAGGGGAGTTCCTTTACTGGTGTTTGTATTATAAAGATAAAGCGGACGAGATACAAAGACAACAAGACTTAAACAAAATGAGAAATGGCTATTGATGACAGTTTATTAACGTCCACGGGGCAAGGACAAAACCCACTAGAGGCAACATTAGACCAATGGAGTAATGAAACTATCGACAAGTTAAGACAGTCGTTAGATGAAAATAACTCGAGCGGTACAAGTGGAGCGTTAAGACAATCAATAGAGGCACTAGCAATACAACAAACCGAAACGGGAATAAGTGTTACAATAGTCGCGGAGGATTACTATAAATACATAGACCAAGGTGTTCAAGGTGTAGGAGGTGAAAACAAGTCCAAGGGTGGAACATTTCCAAACGTTGCGCCTAACAGTCCATTTAGTTATAAACAAGGTGTTAAACCAAGTGCAAAACATTTTGATTTGTGGGCAAGAGTAAAAGGATTAAACCCCTTTGCAGTTCGTGAGAGTGTATTTAGGAAAGGATTAACACCAAGTTACTTTTATAGCAAGGTAATGAATGACGAATGGATTGACGAGTTAAGTAAGAGATTAGAAACGGCGGGAGCTGGCACAGT